ATAAAAGCATAGTGCGTGAAGCGGTTTTTGATTATCAAAAAACGTATTCTTACAAGCGGTTTCCGTGGTGGGGTGCTTTTATACTATTAGCGCCTGATGTGAATAGCTTGGATGAGTTTTTAAATAATTCTGTGATAGTGAATAAGCAAAAAAAGAAGTGATTTTTTTTACTCAAATATTTGGTAATGTCGATTTTATTTTGATACTTTGCCATTGCCAAATAATCACAGCGAGCAAATGACAACAATTTGCCTGCATTTATAAATATAGGCTTTTTTTGTGCCTATATCTGATATAATAAAATAAGAACGGTTGTTCTTTTCCTGACATTTATTCGAGTTTGCTCGTTTATCTGTGATTGTTTGGCGACACGGGAAGAGACAGCCGTTTTTCTGTTCTCACAAATGCCAAACAATCACAGAAATGAAAACAAAAAATGTACAATTATCCACCGAGAACGGTACTGGAAATGACTATCTTAATGCAGTTTTATTTGCTTTCAAGGAATTTTTATTAGAGGAAGCAGGGGGTAACATATTTGCTGAACAACGTTTATTGAATAAAATTGAAAAGGCACAGTTAAAATACAGGCAATCACGTAGAGAATTAGACCAAATTATCAAACCTGATATTGCATACACAAATGTACTTTGCAGATATACAAAGGGTTTGAAGTAGAAGCATATAGCATTTTCAGGGCTTGAAAGCCATTATTTTAGGTTTGCAGGTGCATTGGTTTATACCGGTGTGCCTGTTTTTTTTATTTGCCCTATTCGGTGATCCCGAAACCTATATACATCATTGATAAATAGTATATTACATTTTGCATATCAAAAATTACTGCCATTCTGGCATTGCTAATTTGACAGTTTGTTTTTGATACGTTCCTTTGTTCCTGTAAAACAATAATAATCAACAATAAACATGGATAAAGAAATGAAACGCTTTGTTTTATCGGATGGAACTTCATTGAACTCGAAAGGTTATAAGATAAGTATAGAGGGTATTGATTTGACACGTTTTAACAGCAATCCCGTGATGCTTTTTGAACATAATCCCGAAAAGGTGATAGGACGCTGGCAGGACATTCGAAAAGAAGAAAACAAACTGACAGCCATTCCCGAATTTGACACGGAAGATACAGAAGCATTGAGCATCAGCGGGAAAGTGGAACGCGGTTTTTTAAATGGTGCATCAATAGGCATTATAGTTAAAGATTATAAGGAAGTTAAAGACGAAATAATCGTAACTAAATCGGAGTTATTTGAAGCCAGTATTGTGTCGATCCCATCAGATTCGGGTGCTATTCAACTATACAGTGATAAATTGGAACGCCTGAGTGCTGCGCAATTAAGGATTGGCGTTAAGCAAAAGAACCCGCCGAAAGAGGGTGATTATCATCGCTATTTCTTAGATATACGCGATACATTGGGACTTAAACCACAGGCAGGAATTGAGGACGTATTAATGGCTATCGGTAATTTGATGCTTCCGCAAATGGAAAATCAAATAGATGAGTGTGAGCGACTTGGAATAATTACCCCAACAGAGAAACGTCACTACACACAATTAGCACAAAACGGACAAACCGACATACTTTTTCTTTTAGCTGACAAAAAGGCAGATTTTGAAAAGCAACAAACATTACAACTCGCTGAATTGTACCAAAACAACAGCGATAAGATAATAACTTATTTGGGGCTTGATGGTTGGGAAACTGTGCAAAAACTTGGCTTTTCTATTACTAAAAACATCGTAGAAAATCTACCCGAACGTATGTTTCTATCAAAAATGATCGTAGAAAAAAAAGGAGATGAGGTACATGATTTAGATTGGTACAGAAAGCATAACCCGTTGGCATTGCGCGACAATCCCGAATTATATGAAAGTCTTTTAAGAATGAAAGAATATAATAGAAAACAGTAGTAAAACAACAACAAATAATTAAAAATCATGGCATTAGAAAAACAAATTTGGATAGACCAAATCAAAGAAAATTTTTATCCTGACAGTTCATTTTTGAGATATGCACGGGATTATAGCGCATTAGTAGAATACAATGCGATCAATATGGCGGAAGCTGGTGTTGATCCTGATGTATTGATCAACAATACGGCTTACCCTATCCCGGTAGTACAACGTGCTGATATTCCGATAAAAATAGAGCTCGATAAGTTTGAAACGGAAAACACATTGGTGCGTCGTCCCGAAGTAATACAATATGCTTACAATCAGCTCGAAAGCGTTATTATGGGACATCGCAACCAATTACGTGCTACAACCGCAGAAAAAGCGGCACACGCTTATGCACCTGTTGTGGATGCAAGCTATACGCCTGTTATTCAGACCACAGGAGCGGTAAAAGATACACGCCGAACAATCACATTCGATGATATATTGAACCTGAAAGAACGTTTTGATAATATGGAAATCCCATTGGAAGAACGTTATTTAGTGTTGCACCCCTCACACGTTACCGACCTTATAAGGATTGACACAAAAGGGTTTAAGGACTTAACAGATGTGGTAAACGGACAGCCAAAGCGTTATGCGGGCTTTGGTATTTTGCAGTTTAGCCGTACACCTTTTTACAATCTCGATACAATGGAAAAATTGCCGTGGGGTGTTGCAGGTGGTGCCGATGCAGGTTTTTGTTCGTTTGCATTTCAGGCAAATGAAGTGATGAAAGCCGATGGTGATGTGTTCATGTACGAACGCATAAACGATCCGGAACACCGGGCAACTATTGTAGGATTCGACAAACGTTTTATTGCAATGCCTATCAGATACAAAGGTGTAGGAGCAATAGTAAGTGCAAAAGGTTAAAATCAGCCATTTTAAAGCCACGTATTTGAATTTTATTCCGTGCGTGGCTTACTTCTTTACTTTTCCTTAAAAACTCGCTAAAATGAACGCAAATACAATAAATAAAATCAAGATAGTAGCAGACTTGGTAAAACAATATTATCAACCCGAAAGGCAGGACAGGTGCCTGAAATGGTGCTATACTAATGTTGTGAACAAACTCTATCCGATGAGCGAAAGAACTTTTTGGCGTTATATGGATATAGCAGTCAATGAATTAGGTTATGAATTTAGGGATAAAAAAGACGACTTCTATTTAGATGATATTTTCAGCAAAATGCGTCCTGAAACAATTGAGAGAGTGAAAGATGTTGCAAATGATGCCTCAAAAATATATAAAGAGGGTAAAAATCAACGTGATGTGTATAATGAACTGTGTGACAGATTCGGTTTGCAATTAAGCAATAGCCAGTTTATAAAGTACCTGCGCATTGCTGAAACATATTTAGGATATAACTTTAATTTTCAATAAAATAAAATCGAAATGCATAAAATCAATTTTACAGCAAAAGATAATTTTCCTTTTTCATCGGATGCTGCCAGTATGATGCAGGATCAGTCTTTTTTAGCTTCAAAAGCTGCTTTTTTAGGTGGTAGAAATTACATTTTGGACGGATGTGATGAAAATGGAAATGGCACTGTTTCTGATGGTGTGATTGTTATAAATGGTGAATTTTTACCATTTGTAGGTGGTGAAAAGAAAGATAAGATCACAATCAAAGAAACTAAACAAACATTAGTCGCTTTTGATGAACAATATCCCGAAGCCTATATATTTAGGTCGGTTGAATTTTCAGATAATGGTGAATATAATTGGGGCGATTTTTCGAAAGTATTGACAAATAAAGAGTTGGAAGACAAATTTGAATCAATCAAAGGTTCACCGCTTGGTATGATTGAATTATGGAGCGGATATACTGGTAAAATACCAGATAATTACAGGCTTTGCGATGGTTCAGAGTTGTCTCAAGAAGAATATGCGGAATTATTTGATGTTGTTGGCACATTACACGGAAATGCATCCCCAAACTATTTCAGATTGCCTGATATGCGCAGTCGTTTTGTGGTTGGTTATAATAACAATGAAACAGATTATACAAATATAGGAGTAACGGGCGGTGTGGATAAAGTAGCATTGACATCAGCGCAGATGCCAAAACATAGGCACGTTTATTCTGATGATGTAAACGCTGCAGGTAAATTTTCGAGTATAGAAGCAGGTTTTCCCAGTCTGATTGGGTTAACGGATGATCAACAATCATCTGGTGAGAAAACGGGGCGTGGTACAGCTTATTATACTACAATGGAAGGTGGAACACAAAGTGGAAATGTCGGTGAAAGTGAAGAGCATGAAAACAGGCCACGCTATTTTGTAGTTGCTTATGTTATGAAAGTGAAGAGCATGAAAACAGGCCACGCTATTTTGTAGTTGCTTATGTTATGAAAGTGAAGTATTAATACATTTAACCAGTGATTAAATGGTGTTTAATTGCTGGTTAAATATTATAATTTAGAGCATGGAAATAGACTACAATAATTTAGACTTAAGAAATAGGACAGTATTTGACTTTACTGATGATCCTAATATATTGAAAGCGATTGATATTGATATATCCGAAAAAGATGACTATATTCGTACTTCTTTACCAATCGCTAAAGCTTTTGGAATATATGATTATGCTGAATACATCGGAGATCAGTTATTAATGGAAGCAGTTGATAAAGAATTTGAAAAAGAGTTTTCAGAATTTTTCAATGAATAATTTGTTATGTATTTTGACTTTTTGAAAGAAAATAACATCAATATTCAGCCAATTAACACAAATCTGATATTTTCTTAAAAAGTGTTTTTATGTACAATTCATCTTAAAAAAATGTACAATTCATCTTAGAGATTATATATTTCAGATATTTTTTAATTAGTTTATATATTTGCACGCTAATTTAATAATAACAGTCTCAAATTATGAAAAAAATTTCATTCTATGCGGGATGCCTGTTCATCGCAGCGTCTTTGCTTCTAGAGACTTCTTCGTGCACTTCAAAGTCTGAAAATGCAAGTGTTCAAAATGCGACACAACCAGCTGCCAACGAAATTGACATCGCCGAGTTGGAGAACGACAATCCATTAACGAGCCTCAAAAAAGGGAATGAGCGTTTTGCATCCGGAAATTCCCTGCACCTTCATCAGGATTCCATCAGAATTAAGGAATTGACAGCAGGTCAGAATCCAAAAGCTGTAATTATTGGGTGCTCCGATTCTCGTGTTTCTCCAGAAATTCTTTTCGATCAGGGAATGGGTGATCTTTTCGTCATACGTACTGCAGGAAATGTAATGAGTGACTATGAACTGGGTAGTATCGAGTATGCAACTGAGCATTTACATACAAAACTTATCGTTGTAATGGGACATTATGGATGTGGAGCCATCCACGCCATGCTGGAACATGTGAATGACAAAAATATACCCGGACATATTGCAAACATAGTGGAATGCCTTAAAGAGGAGCAAGAAGAGCAAGATGCCATTAAATCCAGTAACAATCTGTCGGTTGATGCGGTAAAAGCCAACGTTATACACGGGGTTAAACAATTGAAAGACTCAGATCCTATTCTGAAAGAAAGCTATGAAAAAGGTGAAATTGAAATCGTAGGAGCTATTTACCATTTAGATAC